GGGAGCTCTAATCCCCCAACAGTTTTGGTCACTTAGCTCAGCTGGATAGAGCAACGGATTTCTACTCCGTGGGTCGAGGGTTCGAATCCTTCAGTGACCGCCATTATTGGGCGTGGGTGTTGGTACACGGGAGGGTCTTATAAACCCTTTAGCAGTAGATGACTGTTCTTGACTAGGTTCAAATCCTAGCACGCCTACCAAAATGTGGAGCAAAAGGTGAAAGAGAAAATCAAAGATTTACCTGTGGGTATTTTGATTATGGTTGTTTCTAATTTCTTTCTATTAGGCAATCATTATGTTATTATGAACCCAAATGTTTGGTTTGCTATGCCTCTTATCATCTTTTGCTCCATTTCGTATTGGAAGATTTTCAACATTGGTTGGGAAATAGCATTTGAGGGCGTTGAAGTTGACACCACTGAAAAACAATAATTTTGTCGAAGAAATAGAAAAGTTATGTGTCTCTAAAAATATCGAATACATCGATGCTATTGTATATTGGTGTGAAAAAAATAATTTAGAAGTAGAAACTGCTGCATATTGGATTAAAAAAGATCCAGCAATGAAAGCTAAAATTCAAGCTGAGGCAGAGGTTTTGAATGTACTAAAGCGTGGTGCCAGACTTCCTATCTGATAAATACTTCGGTATTAGACAGGAGGGCGAGTATGTATATTAGAACTTCAGGTAAACCGACAAAAGTTCCTATGTCTATTTGTAAAGAGTCCATTAGGTTTTTTGGTAGAAAACTATTGGGCGAGAACCTTTACCACAAATTAAATGTCAAAATAGTGTTCAAAGCTTTCGACAAAAAACATAGAGAATATGCATACTGTGAATGGGAATTCGATAATCATCGTTCGAGAGACTTCATAATAACTATTGATAGAGAACTTGGTAAGCGTAATATGCTTCTCGCTCTCGCGCACGAGATGGTTCATGTCAAACAATACGCCAAGGGCGAACTTAAAGATTATCTTAGAGTAAATAAATGTAAATGGTTAGGTGAAACTTTCAATACTGATGAAATCGACTATTGGGAACAACCCTGGGAAATCGAAGCACACGGTAGAGAAAAGGGTTTGTATGTTAAATATCTTCAATTTTTGAAATTTAAAAGTGAGTGATATGTCCGCTATAGAATGTTACAAAGAATATTTGGCTCTCAAAAATCATTTTACTAAAACTTCTTACGACTATTTTAAGTACAATGGTAAGGTTAAGGTCAATTCTTCCTCTTTTGATAGCCGTAAAGATAAACTGTTTTTCCAAAAGTTAGCTAAACATCCTGATGTCAAAAACTTTCTTGTTGCCAATCTTTCAGTCAATGAAAAAGCTTGGATCAGGGAGTTGGCATATAGTGAAGAAGCTGAAAAGACATATAAGGAATGGTTGAAGCGTCAACAATCTTTAACATATATTTTCAAACAAGAACTTGGTAATTTAGATACCAAATTTGATGAAAATTTTATGTGTAAAAATAACGAACATCCTCACTTAATGAAATTGTATCTAGGTAAACAAATCAGCCTTGATACTTTGTGTTTGCTATTAGAATTATCAGGCGCTAAGAAATACTGGGATTCTAAAATGCAATATGATTTGGTTTGGGACACACTCCGAATCAAAGTTGAAAAATATACTCCTTTCATCAACGTAGATAAAGAAAATTTGAAAAAAATAGTACTTGACTATTTTGGCGAATAGGAATATACTAAATAATGTTGAGCGTTACACTGCTCAATACGATTATACATTGTCATACAAAACATACGGAGAATATAAATGGATTTTTCTAAGCTCAAGCAAATGTCTGGTAAGAAGTCTCTCGAACAGCTTACCGCAGAACTCACTAAGGTCTCAGGGACCCAAGAGTCTAAAAAGGGTGATGACCGTTTCTGGCAACCCACTGTAGATAAGGCTGGCAATGGCTACGCCGTTATTCGTTTTCTCCCAGCTCCTCCTAATGAAGACGTTCCCTTCGTTCGCATGTTTGATCATGGGTTTCAGGGTCCGTCAGGTCTTTGGTATATTGAAAACTCATTGACCACGTTGGGTAAAACCGACCCTGTTTCTGAATTCAATTCCAAGCTTTGGAACTCTGGTGTTGAAGCCAATAAGGAAATTGCACGCAAGCAAAAGCGTCGTCTCCACTTTATTTCTAACATTTATGTCGTAACTGATTCTGGTAAGCCCGAAAACGAAGGTAAGGTTTTCCTCTATAGTTACGGTAAGAAGATTTTTGATAAGTTGAACGAGGCTATGAATCCTCAGTTTGATGATGAAGAGGCAGTTAACCCATTTGATCTTTGGGCTGGTGCTAACTTCAAGTTGAAGATTCGTAATGTTGAAGGTTATCGTAATTATGATAAGTCAGAGTTCGATAAGGCCAAGCCTTTGTTCGATGATGATTCAGAACTCGAAAATGTTTGGAAAAAAGAATATTCCCTTCAGGAATTCTTGCAGCCTAGTAACTTTAAGACTTATGAAGAACTCAAGGATCGTTTGATGAAGGTTCTTGATGAAGCAGTTTCTACTAAGGTTTCTAAGGCTGAGGAAGAGGATATTCCTTGGGCTCGTTCAGAACCAGCACCTAAGTTTAAGGCAGCTGATACACCTAAGCATGTTGCTGCTGATGACGATGAAGATGAAGAGTCACTAGCATTTTTTAAGAATTTGGCAAACAAGTAAGGAAAGGGAGCTTCGGCTCCCTTTTTTTATGCTGAGAATTGGAGGTTTTTTGTTTGTTCCGCAAACATACCGCTTTTCATAAGATCACCAAAGAAAGAGTTATCAGAAACTCGTAAATCATTTGCGCCATTGTAGCCGTTAGAAGGCATAGCATTTTGCCCTCTTTGACCTTCAGAAGTTTGCTGATTATTTCTAGAATTTTGCTGTTGTTCTACAGCTGCTTGTCTAGCATTATCTTCGCTCGATTGTCTCATAACAGCGTCATTATTCAGCGCTGAAGTTCTAGGATCAACGCCTCTCGCGCCCGCAGGACCGCCTCCGAACAATGATCCAATACCACCAACCAACGCTTCAGCTAAACCGCCAATGGCTGCTCCTCGCCCCCCTCCGACCATCCCACCAAGCGCCATACCAGGCGTCATTCCCATACCACCCATAGGCATGCCCCCCATTCCCATACCACCACCATGAAATCTATTCATCATAGAAGCTTCCATGGGCGAAAGGCTTGCGCTTACGCCAGCTTGACTTGGGCCACCTTCGTTTCCGAAACCAGGCTTTTGAGAACCGATACCTCTTTCTCCACCCTCATTACCAAAAGAACCAGCTGGTTCTACATGCCAATTTTCATGAGCCATACGGAAATTTAAGCCAAACTTGTTAGCATTCGAATGCGCCCATTGTTTAGCTTGTTCAGAACTGAAATCTAAATCTGCAGCTAAACCTTTATTATGGTTTGATTGACCAGGAGGAGCTACCCATTTACGTGCAGCTTCTTCGCTACCATATTTCTGCACTGCTGCTTTATAAAGCTGAGCTTGTCTTTCTTCAGTTCTGTAACCAGATTTGATATTAATCGGGTTACCAGCTTGCTCTGCAGCTTGTAAAAATGCACTAAGTTTCGATGCAAAATCAGGTTTCATTCCTTCTACCGCAGAAGGGTCTTTGAGGTTGTATTTCGCTAAAGCTGCAGTATTACCGCCTTGTTGCTGACCTAAACCAGGAGAAACAGGCTCTTGATTTTGTTGAGCACCGCCTGAAGGTCCAGGTGCTGGTGTTCCTGATGCTGCTTTAGGAGCTGCAGCTGAAGCTTGATTTGTATTTGTACCACCAGCTTTAACCTGAGTGAAATCTCCCTGAACACCTCTATCATATACATGTTCTTTATACACTGGTTGACCAGCACCAGATTCAACTTCAGATTTTGCCATAAGAATTTTCTTTCTAATCATAGGATCAGAAAGATCTAATTTTGTAGAACCAGTAACACCTTCTCCCAAATATTTTTGTAGCATTGCTGAATATGTTGGGTTTGGTTTTCCTGTAGTCCATTTCGCAACTATAGCGTCAGGCGTGTCAACCCCTCTTTGGCCGTAATTTTCTAAATTTTTACTAGCTGCAGCTACACCATGAACAGGTGTAGCATACTGTGCGTAAAAGCCACCCTCATTTGCTGGTCTTGGAGTCATACCGACATAACCTGGCATATTTTGAACAAAATCATTTCTGCCATTATTGCCTATACTCATAGCCCCCATATTGTTTAATCTTATAGAAGCTGGTAGTTGTCTACCTTCATATCTTTTCAAAACACTTTCGTTTATATCATCAGTATTTGATTTTGGATCTTGAAATCTGCTAGGATCTAATGCTGGACCACCACCATTAGTTAATGGACCGCCTGGTCCTCTTCTATCATTCATAGTAGCACCAGCTCCAACACCAGCACCTACTGCTAATAACCCAGCGCCACCTAAAGCGTATTTACCAACCGTACTTCCTACAAAGTTTTTACCGCCAGTAATTAATTTAGAAGCCCAACTAGCGCCACCACTATTTCCACCCTCTTTATTACCTTCTTTACTGCTAGATTCTATTGCTGATTTGATATCTCTTAAAGTTGATAACATATTTTGTTGAACATTAAGAGATGTTTGAAATATATTATTCAAACCATCAATTTTAGAAGACATATTAATTATAGAAGAACTTTGTGTAGAAATAGTTGAGTTCAGTTCATCCATATTAGATTTGTTATTGGATAAAACAGAACCAATATCTTTTACGATTTTACCAACAGAACTATTTTGCTTGTTAGCAGCATCTCTGAAAGCACCAACTGTGCTCCCTAAATTAGAAACATGTTTACCCAAAGCTTGGGCTATGCTATTATCCTGAGATGCCATTAGTTACCTTTATTTCTTTCTTCTTCTATTTTCTTAAGGTGTGCGACTAACATATCAACATAAATGTCTCTTTCAAAGGGCATTAAATTTTCAATATCACTTATAGAATATTTATGGTGCTGAACCAAAGAGAATATTGTTGTGTAGTAATTCTCTAAATTATTATGGTTCAGCGCAAGGTAAAAAAATCATTTAACGAACTCAAAACTATTTTTCTTTCATTGCCCAAAGAATTCGTATATGTTAAGGTGTGTTCGATTTTAGGTGCATTCAATAGAAATTCGTTTATGCTTTCAAAGGTTTTAACATCTAAATTCTCTAAAAATTCTTCAATATCTTTTTTCGAATAATCTGCTGGTTTGTAAATTTCGTCATTGATGAAAATATTCTCAATACATCTGATAATCAATTCGAACATATGATCTTTTTCTAAAGTTAAAAATTCTTTATCGTCATATAAAGAAGCAGAAGGATAAATCATAGTCAAACCTGAATTTTTGTTTATTTTTATGATATTATCTTTCTTTTCAGGGTAAGTAATTTCAACATCATTTAGGTCTACTTCGAAATCATACAATTTGTCATCTTCAAAATCTTTATAAGAAACTTTAACTTTATTTTCTACAGAAACTGCTCTTAATTTTAAAAATACGTATTCTAAATCGAAAACAGTCATCTTATTGACATCAAGTTTATCTATCAAACAGTTGTTTACGACTTGTTTAATTGCAGATAAACTTTCAGCAGATACTTCGCTTTCTTTTGCCATCAATAGAAGTTTTTCTTCTTTAACTAAAAATGGTCTAAAAGAATATTCCTTTTTCATAGAAGGAACTTTTATAGAATACATAGGATAATCTAACTTCGGTAATGGCATATTTTAACTCCAATTTTAACTGGTTATCATTGTATAACCAGAATATGTAAATCCAACATTAAGTTTTGTTAGTTCTGAATTACCCCAATTAAACCCGACTTCTCCGATATTTGTTGGGAAAGCTTCGAACATATTAAATTCTTGAATAGGTTCACCAGAAACGTCATAGCTGGTAACTTGTATTGTTGTTGAATAATTGTCTTTATATTCAGTAACGTAATTTGGTAAACCGTTTTCTACACCATTAAATTCAAAAATTCTTCTTGCCCACTCATACCAGAAATTCCATATACGCCCATAACTGTCGCATATTATAGACATACTATTATCGCTATACTGAGCGCTGAATGGTTGTTTTTGAGTGGGTCCAACGCCATATCTATTATTGTCAGCAACGAGTAATTGTATACCAGGAGCTTTTATAGATTCTGCTCTAAAACTTATCGCATTGGCAACAGCTGTTTGATTGAAAATTCTTGGAGGTCTAAGCGTAACACGAAAATGGTTATTTTTCATATAACCGTTTTGTTCTATTTCGCTCTTAAATGTGTCTATGTTAAATGGCATTTCTTATCCTAGTATGGTGGAGAACCAGCATATCTTTTATTAGTGTTGACGCTCCATTTCTGTAAAGGTAAAGTTACGGCTTTACTCCAATCAGATGGATGAACATATTGAAAAGAACTTCTAACATGACCAAACAAATATCTTTTTACACAATTTTGAAATCCGCTAAATTTTCTAGAAGAAGCTCTTAAAAGATCATACGATATACTCAATTTAGTGCTATCGTCATATTTATCATTATTTGATATAGTCATGAGAGCATTTAAGAGAGCAGCTCTCGCGCCTGGAGGAAGGTAGTGTAGGTTTATACCAAGAAACCCATCATGATAGAATTCTATCGGAAACACTAATGGGTAAATGTCGAAAAATGGTAAAGTTTCTTTGTGTTTAGCATCGTAAACAAACAAATACATTCTACCAATTTGTGGCTGAGCATTTTTGGTGAATACTTTATTTGGATCTGTTTTGACGTCTTTGTTTATATTTTTAACAGAATCTGCAAACCAAGCCGAAGAATCTTTTGCCTTGACAGTTAAGGTTTGACCAGCACTATCTAAAAGTTTAATGAAATCTACCATTTAATACCTAATTCTATTTCAGTAAATATGTGAAATGACCAACCTCTGTCTTTACAAAACTCATTCGCAGCTTTCCATTTCGCTTCATTCATACCCCAATTTTTAACTTCCGTCAAATATCTTTTCGTTATATTTTCTTGTTTCTTTGGAGGTTTTGTTTGAGCTTTAGGTTTCACTTCTATCACAGATGTTTCTTTTATACCTTCTTTATTTATTTTGGTAACAATAAAATCAGGAAAATATCTATGCACCCTACCATCTATCGGTGATCTATAGGGTATAGCGATTTCTTCAGAAGCCCAGCTAACGACATCTTTATGTTCGTCGAGATAAAACATGAGTTTTAATTCCCATCCAGAACGATAAATAATATTAGTAGGATCCCCTTTATATTTTTTGGGATTTTTTGGTTTAAAATATCCTTGGTATTTTGCCATGTCATTTCTTAAGATAAATATATAAAGATATTTAGTATTCAAATAAAGGTTTTAGATGCCAATACCAGATTCAAATGTACCTTTACCACCATCTAGACCAAAGAACAATTATTCTTTTCCTAACGATTTGATGGTTGGTTCTAGAAATTTTTCTATGTCTTTTTACTTCATGGACTATAGATCACAAACTACTTTCGGAGCTGCTGTAGGTGGAATCGCAAGCTTGATCAATAGGGTTGCTGGTACAAGATTACAAACATCATACACTCCTTCTGGTAGTATATATTTACCTGTACCTAAGAAGATAAATGATGTTCAAACCGTTGTTTGGGACCAAACTTCGGGTACACAGTTAGCTGCTCAAGGTATGAATGGTGCTGGACTTGGCGGAGTTGCACAAAGCATGGGATTGGCAGCTGATGCTTTAGGACCGTTGACTGGATATGCGATGAACCCATTTTTGTTTATGCAGTTTAAATCTCCTTCATTTAAAGAGCACACATTAACTTGGACATTAACACCAAATAATGAAGCTGAATCTAGAACGTTAAGGGAAGTGGTAAATCTTTTTAAATATTATGCTTTACCTAAACAATATGGTCCAATATATGATTATCCTACAATAGTATTCCCACAAATACATCCTAGCGAATATTTTACATTCAAGTTTAAACCTTGTGCTATAATTTCTGTACAAGCTGATTATACAGGAGCTGGTGGACCTTCTTTTTTCAGAAATGGTGCACCAACAAATGTCAATTTAAGTATCCAACTCAAAGAAATTGAGCTTTGGACTAAAAACAATTATGACGGGTAAGGTTCAAACATGAGCGAACACGGCTATTTCGTTAGATTTCCGATAATTCAATATGCGAATAATAACATAGTTGATATAACAAAAAGAACAACTATGATCGAAACGGTTTCTAGTAATCCATATATTTTCTATCCATATGAAATTTCTCAAGACGAAAGACCAGATCAGTTTAGCGATAGGTATTTCGGAGACTCTTATAAGAGCTGGATCATATATATTTCTAATAAAATCGTTGATCCTTATTATGAATGGTATTTGAGCGAAAATCAATTTAACGAAGTATTGAATAAGAAATACGGTTCCGTTAGGAATGCATACCAAAAAGTGAAGTTTTATAGAAATGATTGGTATAATTCGAGAAATATAAACATCAATGCTTATGATTCTTTACCTGCCAATTTGAAAAATTATTGGCAACCAGTTTATGGTACCAATCAGAACATTTTAGAATACACAAGAAAACAAACAAATCATACAATCACAACTAATAAGATTATCTCCTACACTGTAGCAAATAGTAATTTTATTAGGGACGAAATTTGTACAATTTATTTCGATGACAATAACATCGGAAAGGGACAAGTTTTGTACACTTCAAATAGTGATTTAAAAATACAACATGTATCAGGCATTTATTTGTCAAATAGCACAGTCATTATAGACAGCAACAGTTATATTTATGGTGAAGAGAGTAAAGTTAATACGCATTTCACTTCTTCATCATTGACAGTTTCTAATATAATTGAAAGTGAAGAAATGTATTGGGCTCCTGTAACATACGCTGATAGCGAAAAAGAAATTAACGAATATAACAAATCTGTGAGAATTATTGATAGACGTTTGACTGATACGATCAGTAATAATTTAACAGATCTTATGAAGGTATAATATGGCTGGTTCTGTTGGTGATATTGATATCAAAAAATTCAAAATCGGTAGTTTAGATTTGAAGGATGCTAAACAAGCAACCCTCATAGGTTTTAATGTTTACGAAACTATTTTAAATCCTTTAGGACCTTATGGTGAAGTTAGAATTTTAGACGCTACTGATGCAGTTGGTAAAGCGAACATTAATGGTAAAGAAGATGTAGAAATTGAATTTACTACACCAGGTGTTTCTGGGGAAACTGTTGGTTTTAAATTTAAAATGTTTCAAAATAAAAATGTGAGTGATTCTTCTATAGAAGCTAAAGGTTCTATGCACAGTAAACAGTACGAATTTAGATTTGTTTCGCCAGAATATTTGAACGCTCAAGGTAATAAAGTGGCAAAAAGCTATAATGAAAATTCTAGTAATATTGCTAAAGACATAGTTCAAAATTATTTGAAATCTAAAGACAACGTTGATGTTAAAGAAAGCACTAAACAAGAAAGAGTTGTTTTTAATGAAGAGCATCCTTTAGATGCTTTGAGAAAATTGAGCAACTTGTATGTTGGCACAAAAAGTGAATCTGGTATTTTCTTTTTGTTTAAAACTAGAGAAGGTAGTAGTACAAAATACGTTTTTGATTCTCCAGACAATATGTTTGGATCTAGTCCAGTTGTTAAACTACAACAATCAACAACTTTGTCTACAGAAGGTAGCGGTGATCAATCTGGTAAACAAAATAGTATAACTTGGGTAAAGGTTGGCGATGGATTTAATAGTGGTTCTAGATCTTTATCTAAACCGCAAGAAGTAACTTATAATATGGCGACAGGAACAGTAAATAGACCGAAAACTAATGATTCTAAACCTAAATTAGCAGACAGCCCGATATATGATTCGCCACCAAAAGATATTAACGGTGTTCCGGCAAGAACAATGTATCAATCTTTCAATGAAAAACAACAAGTTGATACTGGTGATTCTAGAGCAAAAAAGTTGAATTACCTTTCACATCTGGTTCAAAATTATGCTGATTTAGAAGTCCCTGGTAATCCTAAAATAAAGATAGGAAGTATTATAGAATTAGATTTACCCAAAAAAGCTGATGCTGGTAATTCTTCTGGCGAAACTCAATTTAACGGAAAAGCACTAGTGGTTTCTATTAGACACAAAATTAAACCTGTTGGACAAACTCCAAGATACACTATGATATTAAGAGTCGTTAAAGGTTCTTATAAATCAGGAGGTGGTGGTAATGGTTAAAACATATATTGCCGAAGTAAGAAAACTTGGCGGAGAAGACAGAGCTGGTTACGTTCAAATTAGAAAATACGGTTTTCAGGATGACGAAAAGTTAATTAAAGACGAAGACCTACCTTGGGCGGTTCCATTACAACCTGTTACTTCTGCTGCGACAGGTAGAGTGGGTATAGCCCCAAATGGTTTGAGAGTTGGTTCTAGAGTTCTTATAACATATGCTGATACTGATCCAGAAGAAAAGCACCCAATTATATTGGGACCATTTGCCAGATCTGCACCTCCTGAAAATTCAAATATACAACAAAGAGATAGCACCACTGGTAAAGATAAAGCCAAAGCTAATGTTAAAAATGGTGACAGTCCAGGTTCTGTTAAAGGTTTACCTAAGAATCACGCAAATATAAACTTGGGTCAAAAGCCAGTAACTGAGCCTCCAAAATATGGTAAAGTTCCTGTAAAAAAAGAAGACGATGGAACTGATGGACATAAATCTGCCAGAGATAAGTATGCACCAAAGGCTGATGAAAAAACTACTGCTGGAGCTGAAAAGGGTGTTAAAGATCTAAACGCAGCAATAATTGCTACAGGAGCTGTGGCTTCTCAAGTATTGCCAGGTTTGGTTTCTGCAATGGCTATCGTATCAGCTTTGATGAAAAGTAATTCTTCTTCTGGCGCTCAAGACGAAACAACTAAAAATGCATTAACAGACGCTATGAAATATTTGGCGAATAAGCTTGGTTTGCGAGTTGTTTTGGATGAATTTTCGAGAGCTTTATCTAATGGTGGATTTCAAACATTAAGTACAAGAAATCAAGGTGTTGTACAAGAAGCCGTTTCTCAATTATTAAAAGATATTTCTGATAATGGTAAAGAAACAGATTTACCACACTTCACCCCAACACCAACTATCGTAAAAATGGGTCCTGGTGTTCCTGTTCCATTGCCCATTGTAGGTGTTCCTAAAGATTTATATGTTCAACAATATTATGAGTTAGGTTCTAATCCTTATCCTGGTTTCATTCAGTGGAAAGGACCAAACGGCGATTATGTTTACACAAAAACGCCATCAACCGAACCGACATATCAATCTGCAGAAGAGCATATATACGACGTTGCTTTCAGCGGTTTGGGTAAAACATTAGAACCTTTTATTGTTAATAAAAAATTAACAGCTGTAATTTTAGAACAAACATTAAACGTTTGTTTAGAAAATATTAAAAAAACTGGTATGGAAGCAGCAATGGGTAAAGGTTCTTCATCAAACCTTATGTCTTTATTACCAGCGCTACTTGGTGGTCTTTCTGGTGCTATTAGCCTTACACAAAATTATTTACCAGAATCTGTATTAAATGTAGGATCTATAAACACGACACTTCAAGAATATTCTAGAACAATGGCTTTGGCTAAGTTTATGACAAACACTACAGCTTCTGCTTTCTCTGTACCTTCTGCACTTTCTGGTTTGTCTGGAGGATTAAGTGGTCTCGCAGGAGGAGCTTTGGGTGGTTTGGGAGGACTGGCTGGAGGTGCATTGGGTGATATTGGTGGTCTCGCGGGCGGGATCGCGGGAGGTTTATCTAGTGGTTTGGCTGGCGGTATAACTGGAGCTATAGGTGGTTCTATAGCTGGTCAAGTTACAGGAGCTATAGGAGAAGCTGTTGGTTTGAGTTCTGATAGCATAAAGGGATTATCGACTATTGCTGGGGCTGCAGCCGGATATAGCGTAGCAAAAGCAACAACATTAGTGGGAGCAACTTCTTCTTTGGAACAAGCACGTATTCAACAAGCTAGTATTTACTCAGCACAAAGATTATTATGGAGTGTGTTATAATGCCAACACCAGGAGATATGTATACGATTGGTGACAGAACTATTAAATATCCTAGCGATAATCCTAGAGATAATAAATTAATAGAAACTGCATTCCCACCACCACCAAAACCAGGCGATAAGAAAAAACAAGACCCTAAAAAGAAACTTTCTAATTTCGATTTCGAAAGTTACGAATTTAAGCCAGAAGATATACCATTTTTGAGAGTTTCTCATGATGATACTGGTAAAATGAAAATTGAATTTTCTAATCCTAAAGAACCAAAGAAATCTTTTACAACAACTCAAGATCATACTGGTAGTTTTAGTGGTTCTGAAAACTCTGGAGATAAACCATTTAAAGCGAGTATGAGCTCAGGTCATGAAAGATCTTACACGGCTGAAGGTAGTGGTTCTCAAGTAGATGGTCACAGTGATCATAAAACAGAAAATACTAAAAACGAAAACGTTGGCGGTGATGTCGGTAGTGCGACTGGTAAAACTCGTATAGAAGGTACAAAAGATCAAAAAACTGGAGGTACTGGTGGTGGTACTTTCATGAATGATGCTAAAGGTGATAAAATTCAATCTATCACAGGCACTTATTGCTTGAACCATAAAGGTGATTGGGGTCAACATACTACTGGTTGGTACGTGACTACTGTAGATGGTAATTATAAGACAAAAGTTACTGCTGGTGAATACCAAATTATGGTAGATGGCGGTAATATGGACACCAAAGTTAAGAAAAAATACCAACTAAAAGCAGACAATACGATTTATATAGAAAGTTTAACTTACATACAATTAAAAGTCGGCGAAAGTGTTATCTTAATTAAACCGAATGGTATTAGTATAAGTACACAAGGTAGCGACGGTATACAATTAATTACTGGTAAAACTGGTAATATTCTCATTGATAGTGAGAATGGTAACGTTGGTATTGCTGCTGAAACTGGACCAGTTATTATTGAAGCTGGCGAAACAAATCATATTGTTTCTAAGTCTGGAACTTATATTGAAGTTAATAAAACAGCTGGGGCTGGTGGAAAACCAACTACTTACGTTCCTGCTTTGCCTTGGAATGGAAAAATTGGTAAACCCAATGTTTAACATATAAACAATAATTAAAAGGCTAAAAATGGCAATTTCAAGAGCAGAAACATTAACAACAGTCACTAAAAAAACAGAATATTTTTCTGACTTTTCTATCAATTTGGATAAATCTCCTTTTGGTAATGATTTGGCTAAAATTTCTAACGAAAAATCTGTCAACCAATCTTTGAGAAATTTGGTTAAAACTAACTTGGGAGAAAGATTATTCCAACCTACAGTTGGCACTGATGTTTATGCTTCTTTATTCGAACTAGATACAGAAAGTGGCGGTGGGCCACATACAGATATTTTAATTTTTAATATAAAAAATATGATTAAATACAATGAGCCCAGAATTAATTTGATTGATGTTACTGCAGATGTTGGAGATGGTCAAGATAACACTATATCAATAACAATCGTATATTCTTTAATAAATAATCCAGACCCTACAACTCTTACGATGCTTTTAAAAAGAGTCCGATAAATGGCAAATAGTTCGCTAAATTTAACATCTTTAGATTTTGATACTCTCAAGTATCAATTCAAGCAATATCTACAAAGTCAATCGACTTTTAAAGATTACAATTATGATGGTTCTAATATGAATGTGTTGCTAGACGTTATGTCTTACAACACTTTTCTTAATGCGTTCTATTTGAATATGGTTGGTTCAGAAATGTTTTTGGACACAGCTCAGAAATTAGACTCAGTTGTTTCTCATGCTAAAGAATTGAATTATCTTCCTAGATCTAAAAGGTCAGCAAAAGCTGTTGTTTCTTTTGATATTTCTATGACTGGTGGTGTTTCTCCTCTAGTTGTCCCAAAAGGAACACTTTTCAGCGGAAGAAATGCGAATGGCGGTTACACTTTCACTACAAGTAATGAAAGATTATTCCTTTCAACTAATAATTATTACATTGTTTCTAATTTAGAAATATACGAAGGTAATTATCTACAAGATACTTTTGTTGTTGACTATTCTTATGAAAATCAACGTTTTGTAATTTCTACTTCTGATATAGACACTTCTGATATAGAAATTACAGTGTCAGAAAACAATGGCGAGACAAACACCGTATTTTCTTATGCTGAAAACCTTTATGGTTTGAATTCGAATTCAGCGGTTTACTTTATTCAAGCAACGTCAAATCAAAAATACGAAATAGTTTTTGGTGATAATATTTTTGGAAAAAAACCACAAAACGGTGCAGTTATAATTGCAGAGTATAGAGTTTCTAGTGGTTCTGATGCGAATGGTGTAGAATCTTTCAATGTAGATCAAGATTTAGGAACATATAATCAAGGTATTTCTTCTTATTCTGACGTAACTGTTGTCGCTAGTTCTGCTTATGGTGCTAATGCTGAGGGTATTGAATCTATTAGATATAATGCACCTAAACATTTTCAAACACAAGGAAGATGTATAACAGACAACGATTATAGAACAACAATTGTACAAAAATTTCCTGAAGTACAGTATGTTAATGTTTATGGTGGCGGTGTAACCAATACAGCGGTAGAATATGGTATTGTTTATATTTCTCCTAGCACATTCTCAGGAACAATATTGACAGAATCTAGAAAAAAAGATATAGAAACTTATGTTAATAGTTTATCTGCTGTCGGTATACGCTCTAAAATAGTTGATCCTGATTACATTTATATAAAATTGAAATCGTTGATTCATGTGGATTTTAACTCAACAAAATCCACATCAACCTTGTTAATATCTAAAGCAGCAGCCGCTGTTAAAAATTATAATGTGAACAACCTTCAAAATTTCAATACTGCTTTTAGAATGTCTAAATTAGAGCAAAAGATAAACGAATCTGATGTTGGTATAATTAGCAATGAAACATATGCAACTATTTTCAAATCTTTCAATGTTCCTTTAAATACTCCATACGCAATTTATTGTGATTTAAATAACGAAATAGAAAAAGGTTCTGTATCTTCTGACGTTTTTGTTTCATTGGGTAAAAATTTCATATTTACAGACAGTATAAAAAATATTGATATTGGTTCTGGTAAAGTGTATATTTACGAACAAAACCCAGCTCTAACTACTCCGAATTATACAGAAGTAGGCACGGTAGACTATAGCACAGGTATTATCAAACTGAGTCAAGTTGAGTATTTTGACACTTATGGTGGTGTTAATATTTATGCAGAACCTTCTAATCAAGACGTTTATTGTTACACAAATAACATAATAGAAATAGACACAATCAACGGTTTAGATTTTACTGTAGTTGGTAACTAATGTCAATAGAAAAATATATTTCGCCGTTTATCGAATCTCAATTTCCTCTTTTTTACCAAGAGGAAGGCGATACTTTTATAGATTTCACTAAAGCTTATTATGAATGGTTAGAAACAGAAGGTGCTATTTCTCAAGCTAGAAAACTTTTAGATTATAGAGATATCGACAACACTCTTGAAGATTTTGTTACGCATTTCAAAAACAAATATATAGATTCTTTACCAGAAAATGTAATATCTGATAAAACTTTATTAATAAAACACATAATAGAGCTATATCGTTCTAAAGGTACAGAAGCTTCTTATAAACTTCTATTTAAAATGATTTTCAATGAAGATATAGAAATTTATCTTCCAGGTAAAGAAATATTTAAATTATCTGATGGTGTTTGGAAAACTCCTTATTATATAGAAGTTTCTGATAATCCATACTTATCTCAATTAATCGGTAAAGAAATATATTCTAGTTCTTCTGGTGCGAGAGCTATTGTTGAAAATTTCTATGTTAAATCTGTCAATAGAAAAATAGTTAATATTTTAGTATTAGTTGAACAAATTGGTAGATTCAAATACGGAGAAAGAATATTTTGCGAAGATTTACCAGAAATAACAACTGATAACTCACCAATTATTTTTGGTTCCCTTTCTTCTATTAGTATTACTAACGGCGGTATTAATTATAAAGTTGGCGATTTATTAAATGTAACGAAAAGTGGCGTTGGTGGTATAGCCAGGGTTAGGGCAACTAGAAATAAAAATGGTCAAGTTCAGTTTACATTAGCAGATGGTGGAACAGGTTTTTCTATGGAAGCCGTCATTAATATTGATGGTACTGTTACTTCTATATCTAATATAACAAATACAAACCCAGTTGTAGTTACCACAACTGTTCCTCATGAATTATCTTCTGGTACATCTTTAAGAATAGATCAAGTTGAAGGTATGACAGAAATTAATACAGGAACTTATGATTATTTTGCTAACGTTATAAACACTACAGCATATAGTGTTTACACTAACCAAACTTTAACTACTCCTTTGAATGGTACAACTTATAGCACATATAACTCTAATACAGGATATATGTATTTAAATACTGGTGGAGCTGGTGCAAATTTCGATATTGGTTCTTTAGTTAATAAAGAAATTTACAAAATTAACACTGACACTATTGATTCTTATTACAATACGAGATTAGATAGTTCAGTTTCTGGTTTTAAATTGAATATAACGAATAAAAATGGTACTTTTTCTTCTGGCCACATTATCAAAATGAGTAATGTTAATATATTAGAAGTAGACTATTTGATGGTAAGCCCAGGAACTTTAGTTGCAAATGGAGAATTAGTATCTAACAGTTCTATAGGATTAAATAACATTACCGTTTGTTGTACAGATAACAGTATGTTAGTTTTGAAGGGTTCTGATATATCTAATGCGAATTTAGTTTCTGGTGTAACTTTGAAGGGTGCAACTTCTAATTCGATAATATACATTAATACAGTATTTCCTGTTTCTACGATTAATTGTACAGCAAATGTTTTGTCAGTTGGTGTGAATTACCTTACTGTAAATAGTCAGTCTGGTTATTTCCTTTATGGAGAAAGTGTGATAGATCAAACTTCTTCTGCTAATGCTACGATAACATCTATTGAGAGATTAACTAATTGGGGATTCCCAGCAGTTGGTTTATCTGATATAGAAAATATGGATACACAAATAGAAGACGCATTGACATCGGTAGAAAAAGAAGTAGGAACTATAGCTTCTTTGAAGAACATTAACCCAGGAACTGGTTATGCTTTAGATCCAATTGTCACAATTATAGAACCTTTGATTTATAATTTGAAAATTATGGAACCAGACGGTCACTATAAAGGATTTAATGCTATCGTTGATGCTAAAGCTGGTTATGCCGAAGGTGTTGTTACAGCTGTAGATATTATTGATAGCGGTTTCGGGTATGAAAGAGATCAAGACGTAGATTTGTATAATGAAGAAAATGCTTATTCTGTTTCTGGTAAAACTGTTGTAGATATGAATGGTGTTTCTAAGGGTTATTGGGAAGACAATAAAAGTTTTGTGAGCGATTTAATGTATTTGCAAGATAGTAACTATTATCAAAATTATTCTTATGAAATACTGGCTTCGAGAATGTTAAATACTTATGAAAATTATGTTAAAGATTTAGTTCATCCTACAGGTATGAAATTGTTTGGTAGGTATGTTATTAAAAATGAAATTGAAGATAATACAGTATTGATGGAATCTTCTTTTTCTCAGTCATAAATATTATAACATCAAAATAGAGAAATTTAAATGGCAGTTCTGACAATTAAACATAAAGTTGACGTAGTTAACAACTTTATCAATTCTATAGAAAGTGGCGATAAATCTTACTATTGTTTTGTCGCCAAGGCAACCCCTTGGTTAAATTCCAATGGTTCTGTAGACGAAAGTGAAATAATAACTGCTGATAATTCTGTAAATCAAACAGAACAAGACGTTTATAGAGATATGGTTTATGGTAAAAAATTAAGTAACGCTGAAGTTACGTTTATGATTAAGAGACATAATTGGACTTCAAATACGGTTTATACTCAATATAGTCATACAGATGAAGATTTATATGACAAACCATTTTATGTAGTGACGGAAACTAATCAAGTATACAAATGTATTCATAATGGTAATTCTCCTTCTTATCCAAATGGTGTTCCTTCTACGGTAAAACCTTCAGTTACTCAAACTGTCGGAACATTCGAAACTGCTGATGGGTATATTTGGAAATATATGTACACTTGTGATTCAACAGATTATTTGAATTTTCAAACTTCCGAATATGTACCATTAAACCCAAATTCTGCAGTATCAGAAGCAGTTGTTCCTGGGACTATTGATAATATAAATGTTGATAATCCAGGTGGTGGGTATCAAATATTTGAAGAAGGATTTTTGGATGGTATAGTTAACAATAGTGTTGTCAAGTTACCTAACACTTCTTCAACAATAACGAATTATTATACAGAATCTTCTATATATTTGAAAGCTGGTAGTGGTGCTGGACAAATTAGAAAAATCACAGCATACGATGGTTTGAATGGATTAGTTTACGTTAATCCTTCTTTCAATTATTATGAAAATTTGAAGTTAGCTAACACTAATGGCAATTTCGATATTGGTTTGTTGGCAACACAAAGAACTGATACCGTTGTATATTTTTATAGAAATGGTTACGTGAACGAGGGAGATATATTTGTACAATCTGGTACAAGCGCGAGCGGGAAAGTTAGATCTGCTAATTCTTCAACTATTTTATTAGAAAATGCGTCAAATACTGATTTTGATTTATTAAGACCTCTTTACAATACTTCTTATACACACATTCAAAAAAATGGTTTAGTTAGAGTAACAGCAAATAGTGTTTATGTTAATTCTGTAAGTAGCACAGCATTTACTAACGATTATTCTGTTGGAGCTTATATTAGAATCGGAAATGATGCCAATACAGCTATAAGAAGAATAACAGCTGTCAACTCTACAGTTATTACAGTTTCTTATCCTTTCAGTAACACATTAATTTCTTCTAATAATTATTATGTTCCTTCTGCACTATCTGTGGATTCTGTAACTAAACATTACACAGAAGGTTCTGTAATATATAACAATTTGAATTCGGCTCAAATCGTTTACGATACACTGACTCCTGTCGGTAAATCTTTTATTATTGGAGAAACTTTAGTTGTTGTTGACGGGGCAAATACAGCACAAAACTCTAATGGTGTTGTTTCTTTCTCTAACTCTTCTACAGTTATTCTTTCAGATGTCAACGGTTCTATTAACTCAAATCTTTACCTTTATGGTATTTCTTCTGGTGTAACTGCTCATATAGTTTCAAATGATTCTTACCCTAACATTACAGTAGACACAATTTATGGTGGATTTATAACAGGTGTTGGTATATATTTGAGATATGCGAACAATGTTCCTACTGGCAACGCTATCGTTGTTGCCAAATCAAGTGTACCTAACGAACTCACAGAATATATCATTTCTCCAACAGTAAATATTGTGGGGGATGGTAATGGTGCTTTTGCATATTGTACTGTAGACACTAGCGGAGAAAATCCAAATTATGGTATAACTTCTGTAAACATGATCAGCACTGGTAACTATTACACTCAAGCTAATGTTTATATAACTTCTAATACACTTTACGGCAATGGAGCAGTTATTTCTCCACAACTTAGCCCTGTTCATGGCCATGGTTATGACCTTTATTCAGAATTAGGTTCAACATATGCTGGAATTTCTATTAAGTTTAATAATTCCATAAACGAAAGTTTCAAATTACCTTCTTATGGTTCTTATAGAAAAGTTGGAATAATCAAAAATCCAGAATTTGATGACGCTATTTTCGAAATAGGAAATTACGATAGAATTAAATTGACTGTTGCTAATTCTCATAGCGTTTTTCAAGAAGGAGAAATAGTAGTTCAGACTTCTTCTAATGCTGCTGGTGTTTTGGTTTATTCTAATAGCACTTTTGTAGAACTTAAAAATGTTAAAGGAACTTTCTTAAAAGATTCTTCTAATACAGGTAATACTTCTACTGCAATATATGGTTGGACTTCTGGAGCGAATTCTCATTGTACAAATACAGCTATTTCTAGATTTGTAACTTCAGAATTCGCCCCATTGATTTTGGATACAGAAACAGGCGGTTCTGCTAGAGTAACACAAACTATTTCTAATACTATGATTAGAGTTTCTAACGTAGTTGGTACATTCCTTGATAATGATTATATTTACGAGGCATATAGCAACACATACGCTAACGTTACTGCAATTTATGTCGCCAATGGTTCAGAAGACGCAACAACAACATTTGGTCTTCGTTTTAATCAAACAGCAAGAATAACTCTTTCTAGCAATACGAAACCTTATGAATTATATGAATATGTACTACAAGACGTAACAAACGCTACAGGTAGAATTATCAGTAGCAGAGATGAAATAGATGTACTTCAAAATGAGTCTACTAGTTGGGCTATAGGAGATATTGTAGTTAATGCTAATACAGGTGCAAATGCGGTAGTTAGCTTTTCTAACAATGTTTCGAAATATATGAAATTAACTTCTGTATCTTACGGAAATTATGACGAAGGCGGTAACCCTCCTTTCAAAGAAGGCGATACTATCAGAAACGAAGCAAATACTAAAATTTCCACTATAAATAGTTTATATAGTGTTTTAGTGTTAGATAATGTTGGATCAGTTGTGAGTTCTGGGTCAGAAACTTATTCTGGTAAATTCCAAGTTGGTGATCACACAATCAATGGTTTGAGTTCTGAAGCTATCGGTACAGCTACTTTGGATGGTTCTATAAAACTTCCAGATTTGATCAGAAACACGGGCGATGTAACATATTTGGAAAATTTAGGTAAATTTGATAAATCTGTTAGTTCTACAGAACAATTAAAATTAATTATTAAATTCTAGAGGAAATAATGGCGTCAAATACTTCTCTGCTCGAAACAAATCTGAATGCGAGTCCATATTTTGATGACTTTGACCAAACAAAGCAGTTTTATAAAGTTTTGTTCAAACCAAGAACAGCTGTCCAAACTAGAGAACTAAATCAGCTTCAAACTATACTTCAAGATCAAATTTCGAAATTTGGCCATAATATTTACAAAGAAGGAACAATTATTGAAGGTTGTTCGCCGACTTATGATAACAAATACTCTTACGTTAAACTTGGTGATACATACGCAAACGGAACTTCTTTAACTGTTTCTGATTTAAATGGTCTTTACGTTTCTGGTCAATATGGGCTTACTGGTATCGTAGTTAATACAGTAGATGGTCTTATAACAAAAGACCCAGACCTTAACACAATTTATTTGAAATATTTGAATACTGGAACATATTCGAACGGTGGAAGCCAAAAAGCTTTCGATAACAACGAATCATTACGTTTTTATACTGCTGCAAATACAGATCAAGGCAACGTGGTTACTGCAAACGTTTCTAGTGTATCTGGTTATGGTTATGCTTTCACAGTAACTGAAGGTGTTATATTCAAAAAGGGATATTTTATTTACGTCACACCACAAACAACTATTGTGGACAAATACAATAATGTGCCAGATAGTGTTTCTATTGGTTTTGCTGCTGATGAAAGTATCATAACACCAAATAACGACGATTCTCTTTTTGATAATGCCGCTGGCGCACCGAACTATGCTGCTCCTGGTGCTGATCGTTTAAAATTAAGTCCAGTTTTGGTTACTCGCGAGTCCGCGAGCGCGAACACTTCTACATTTTTCCCAATTGTCGATTTCAAAGAAGGTTTGCCGATAACTGCTAGATTTGATCCACAATTCAATTCTGTAGAAAAAGAAGTTGCTCGTAGAACTTTTGAAACAAATGGTAACTTTGTTGTAAATCCATTCATTGTAACTACAAAATTACTTGCTAACACCTCTAACGAAGATTATTCTACTCATTTTAACGCTGTCATCAGCAGAGGTCTCGGATACGTAGAGGGTCATAGAGTAGAATTTATTAATAATGTTACAAAGTCAGTAAGAAAAGGCACTGACTATGCCACTCAATTGAGTCAAAATGTTTCTTTAAATTTTGGTTATTATGCTCTTGTTCAAGAACTTTCCGGTAATTTCGAAGATACAAGTAGAATCGTTCAAGTAGAATTACACAATATTGCTAAAACTTCTATAACTTCAAGAACTTGGTTATCGACTGGGTATTCTTCTGCGACCAAAATAGGTACAGCCTATGTAAGAGGTTTTTCTTACGATAACGGTTCTCAAGGCGCAGCTACTGGTCAATATAAAATTTACCTGTTCGATATACAAATGAACCCAGGTACGAATTTTAGCGATGTTAAGAGTATTATTCATTACTACAGCAGCACACTAAAAGGTGTTGCTGATATTGTTCAAACATATAATGCTACTTCTAATACAAATGTAGCTACACTTTATAACCCAGCAATTAATACTATGATTTTCCCATTTGGTCAAAAGGCTATAAAGGGTAATGGGTTCAATCATGAAGAATTTGTTTACAGAAAAGTTTCCAATGCACAAGTATTAACAACAGGTAATACTTCTATCGGTATCGATACTGTTGTAGGTAGCGGTTCAGAAAATTTTGTATATAGTGGTGGTTTATCAACTTATGAAATGAATGATTTCGTCGTTGTGCCAACTTCTAATGGGTATTCTTCTAATAAAACAGGTAATGTCCAAATATATAGCACTAATACTGCTGTTTTGGGAACAGGAACAACATTTACTAGTAATTATTCCGTAGGCGATATTATCTTAACTAATGGTCAAGCGAGAACAATTGTTTCTATTTCTAACAACGTGTTTATAACAACTGACACTAATGGTAACGGTAATGCTTCTAATTTAACACACCAAAAGGCATTCATTAAGGGTAATCCTATACCTTTCTCTATTTCAAGACCGAATAGAACAATGACTGTCGATGCTAATACTCTTTATATTAGCCTTGGAGAAACATGTAATGCCACATTTACTGTTGAGGTTGTAAATTCTATTAAACGTTCAGAAACAACTTCTATTAAGAAAACAGTTAATGAAAATATTTTTGTTAAAATAGATTGTTCAAATAATTCTGGTGGTAAAATTGGTCCTTGGAATTTAGGTATACCTGACGTTTACCAACTCAAAGGAGTTTATATAGATTCCAGTGGTAATAAGTCATATTCTAATACAGGAACAAACTATGCGAATAGTTTTGTATTAGATAAAGGTCAAAGAGACGCTTATTATGATTTGGCTTCTATTAGCCTTTTACCTTCGACATTAACAGACAAATTTAACTCTAATACAGTAATGTTGGTGCAAGTTTCAGCTTTCACTTACAATACTTCTCAGGGTAAAGGTTTCTTTGATGCAAATTCTTATCCTATTGATGACACCAACCCAGCAAACACTAATGCGATAACAACTGCTGAAATACCGACTTACACTACAAGTTCTGGTAGATTTTTAGATCTCAGAGATTCTATCGATTTTAGACCATATGCTTCTAATACTGCTACTATAACTACAACTATAGCAAGCTCGACAATTAATCCTTCTTCAACATTATCATTTAATTATGTACCATATTTACCAGCTCCTGATTCTATTTTCAAGTCTGATATACAATATTATCTACCAAGAACTGATAGAATTTCAATAGATACTGCTGGTAATGCTGTTGTTTTTGAAGGTTTACCTTCATCAACTAATCCACCAGCACCTATCGAACCTAACGGTACAATGACTCTTGCTTTGTTGAAGATACCGCCATATCCTTCTTTGACTACAGAAGAAGCAAAAATTTATAAAAGATACGATAATGCTATAGAATCTCAACCTTCTCAAAATCGTCGTTATACGATGAAAGATATATCTGGTTTTGATAAGCGTATTAAGAACCTAGAATATTATACTTCTTTATCTTTGTTAGAATCTTCAGCTGCATCTCTTCAAGTTAGAAGTACAACAACTGGTCAAACTAGATTTCAAAATGGTATTTTCGTAGAACCATTTAACGGATTTGACCTTTCTAACACAAAACATCCTAAATTCTATATTGCTATAGACCCAACCAGAACAGAACTAAGACCAGCTTTCGTTCAAGTTAGGTCTGATTTTACTTTTGATTCGAATTTGAGTACTAATGTCGTAAAACATGGCGACCTAGTTATGTTGACTCATACTTCTAATAATGTTTTCATCAATCAGGGTTATGCATCTAAATATAGAAATTGTATTGAAGGTAATATTTTCACTTGGAAAGGAACCATAACATTAACACCTACTGGTTCTACTGCTCCTGATATTACGACTTCTCCAGACGTTATTAATAATATTGATTTGGCGCAAAACTGGGTAAATCTACAAAATGCTTGGGGAACACAATGGGGTAATTGGGAAACTGTTTCTAAAACTTACGCTAATACGTTGATTTCTGCGACAAGTTCTTCTACAGAACATGTCGGTAGTAATCCAAACGGTTCTGCTAGCGTTTCTTACAACTATGGTTCTTACGGCTAAGGAATAAAAATATGCCAGGTAATTTAACAACAAACGTTACACAAACACTACAAACTACAAGTAGCCTTATGAAACAGGTTGGTACACAGTTACAAAATTCTGTGTACGACCAGCAATTAGATTTGGGTAATTTTGTAACAAACGTAAGTATTTTACCTGCAATTCCTTCTGTAGTTATACAATTTTTCGCACAAGGTTTGAAACCAAATACTAGACTTTATGCTTATTTCGGAGATGTACCAGTTTCTGGTTGGTGCGCTCCAACATACGAAGGTTATAGTCAAGATTCTGTAGAAAATGCTCAAAAGTGTGCAGCTTTTGGTACACCTTTATATTCTGATGCTTATGGTAAATGTGTTGGTGTTTTTAAAATACCTCCTGGTAAATTTAAATCACAAGAAATAACTTTCAAGTTGTTGGATATTTCTGATTTGGCACAAGGTGAAAGCGCCATTACTACAGAAGCAGACGGTGTCTATTACGGTAGTACTTTGTCTATTGCCAAGGGTGGTAGTAAATTGAACACACGTCAAACCGTAGTTTCTTCTACGACAGTAACACAGCAAAAAATTGTTGAGGGTTTGGCTGTGGGTACTTCAGAAACGCAAGAATATGTAGAAGATCCACCACCATCACACGGTGGTTCTGGTTGTGGTTGTGGATCTATTATTTGTACAAAATTGTATCAGTTAGGTCTTATGGACGAAGAAACATACAAAGCTGATGAAGCTTATGGTGAAATGCTACGTTCTACGAGCCCAGAAACTTATGAGGGTTATTTGCGTTGGGCTACTATAGTTGTAGATTGGATGTCAGGTAACACACCAAATATGTTTGTTTGGATTAAAGATAAAAAGGTTCGTAAAGAAAAAGAATTAGATTTTATCATTCGCGTAACCCACCGTATTGCAACTCCATGGGCAGAACACATGCAATACGTCATGGGTGCGAGAGAGAAAGATAATAAAGTTGGAAAGTTTATCATGAGTGTTGGAGCACCTATCAGTCGTTGGATCAACAAGCTTCCTAAATTCGAAAATAATAAAACTACACAATATTCTATGCTTGGTGTTTTTTATGTGCTTTATAATATTAGTAAAATATTCGGCGGTAAATTCGGTTTTCCAAAGCCAATAAATATCTAAAATCAGTTTAAGGGGATAATATGAAGCCGATTGGTCAAACGTTTTTTGTTAATTCACCAGCAACAGGTATACCTGGTGTTTACATAACGAAAGTAGACATTTATTTTAAAAACGTAAGTCCTACATATGGTATAGAGTTACAAATTAGAACAACATTAAATGGTGTTCCTACACAAGAGCGTTTGCCTTTCGGTACATCGACTTTATACCCATATAGTGCAAATCCCCCTAAATCTTCTGATAATGCGAATACACCAACGACTTTTGAATTCGAAACTCCAGTATTTGTTCAATCTGGAGTTTCTTACGCTATCGTTTTGATTCCTTTGGGTGGCAACCCAGATTACCAAATTTGGACAGCAGAAATTGGTCAAAATGATGCATTAACAAATGCTCCAATTTACACAAATAATGATACAGGCGATTTATTTTTATCTTCTAACGATAGGAATTGGATTCCCGTAATTACAGAAGATATGAAATTTACAATTTATATCGCTAATTTTACATCGCTTTCTGGTACAGCTGTTTACAGATCTCCTGACGAAGATTACTTAGAACTTGAAGACACTATAGGATCTTACATAACTGGCGAACCTTTATATGCTACTGCTAATGTTTATAACGTAGCCGTTTTGAATGTTTCTGGATTGTTAGGATCTTTCGTGGCGGGAGATTACGTATATCAGTCTAATGGTTCGGCGAATACAGCATACGGTTACGTTTATGCTTCAAATAGCTCTGTAATCAAACTTATCAATACAACTGCTTCTTTTTCTACTTCAAACACCGTATTTAATGCGAATTCTGTTTCAAATGCTTATGTTACTACAGTTTCACAAAATGCTAGTATAACAGCATCAACTAATACGTTTTCTGTTCCAGACAGTACTTTGTTTTCTACAAACGATGTAATTTACATAGCAACCAGTAATTTTTCTACTGTTCAAATGGTAAAAGTTACTTCTATAGTTAACAATACAACTATTTCTTTTTCTAATGCTTATTTGAATAGCCCGAATACTTCTCAGTTTTCAGACGCTCATTGCATATACGGTAAAGTTATGAACAATGGGTTGCTTCATGCTGGTTTGGGTTCTTTAATGGTTATGCCAGATTTTACTAGAGTTATTCTCGATAATGTGACATCTACTACTGGTAATAACTTCATAAATGCTATCGGTCAAAGATTGATTGGTCAATTTTCTGGAGCATCTGCAAAAATTCATGATGTCATCAATGTGCCTTATAATAATATTTCACCACAAATAGCACATATTGCACCAGCTAATACTGGAATCAATTGGTCTTTTACTGGTATAAAGAATAGCAGTAGCTACACTATCGACAATCCAATTAACATTTCAGAAGGTACTTCTAACGAACTTATCGATTTTGAAAGAATCTTTATGTCTAGAAGTAAAGAACTAACACAATTACCAGTTGGTAGAATTGGCGAAAGATCAGTTAAAATATATGCAGGTATGAGTTCTGCAAATGCTTATATGTCGCCTGTGATTGATAATTTCACAAAATATTCTCATTTTACTTTGAATTTGTGTGTACCAGAATATGAGCTTTCTGGTTTCTATTTGACACTTTCTAACAACAATGGCTCTTTTACGAACGGTTCTACTGTTTCACAAGGTGGCGTTTCTGGTAAAGTTAGATTTGCTAATTCTTCTTATGTTAGAGTTACTAATGTTTCTAATGGTAATTTCGTAGCAAATGCTACTTCTTTAGGTAATAATTCTGTTAATGCTTCTATTATAACAGCAGAATACTACAGCGAAACTTTAGATAATGGATATTTCCGTTCTTCTAGATATATTTCTAAAAATGTTCTATTAGCATCAGATCAAAATTCAGAAGACATATTGGCATTTTTGGCGGCATACAGACCAGCAACTACTGATTTGAGAGTTTATGCAAAAGTTCAAAATAATCAGGATTCAGATCAATATAATAATAAAGATTGGTCTTTGTTGTTAGAAAGATCTTCCCCAAGCCTATTGAGCAGCCAAGTAGATCAAGACGATATTCTAGAGCTTTCTTATGGTTTCCCTCAAAGTATCAATATCTCACCAAATACGAACGTGTGTAACACCACTTCGAATACTGTAACTATTGGTGCGCCTTATAGCACTTCTGATCTTGCTGTTGGTAATTTTGTTTACTTGTATGATGCTAACGTAGCTGGTACTTCTGTTTCTAAATTTATCGTTAGAGAAATTGTAAATATACCTAACACAACTTCTATTATTGTAGATCCAATGCCATCTTTTGCTTCTACAAATGCTGCAATTGGATACATTCCTGGTTTACAATCTCAGGCTGGTGCTTTCTTGAATGATAGAAACAATAACGTAGTAAGATATGTTACCAATTCAGATCTTGTATTTGATACTTATTCGCAGTTCTCTATTAAGATTGTTCCAATTTCCAACTCGACTGCGATTGTCCCTCGCGTGGCGGACATGCGAGTACTCGCGGTACAAGCGTAAGAGATATAAATGTCTGATGAATATATTAAAGTGAAAGATCATCCGGAATTTGTAAGAGACAAAAGAAGCAATGCTATTTTGAATGTGGACGCTGCTGCTTTACATAAATATAGAGAAGAACGTGATAAACTTTTAAATATGAAAAGAGTTGTAGAAGAACACGACCAAATGAAAAATGATATTAGTGACATCAAACAAATGCTTTTAAAGTTAATGGAAAAAAATTAAATGTCAGTTACTATCACACCAATTGTAAATGCAGATTCGTTTGGTACTTGGCTTGCTAGAACTAATCAAATTGCTTCTATCATTTCATCTAATACAGTAACGGTAAGTAACACGCTTGTTGGTGGATTCACTTACGGTAACGGTACTGTTATAGGTCAGCTTGGTTCTAATATCGTTTTCATTATCGATAGTTTACGTGGTGGTAATTGTACAACTTCTAACACACTATCAGTAACTTCGAATGCTGTTTTCAAATATAATACCAGTAATCTAGTTTCAGTAGTTTCTAATACAACATCAAGTAATGTTAGCATCGCAGTTAACACTGTAAGTATAACTGGTAATGTTATAGCTGCTAATACTATTTCTGTACCAGGTTTATACATCGACACCGCATTAGCAAACACTAATATCAACGTTGGTTCTAACGTTTCTATTTCTACAACTAGGTTATTTGTTGGTAATAATTCAGTTAATACCGTCATCAGTGCTGATGGAGTTTCTACAAACGGAAACTTAACTGTATTTAAATCGGCAGCTTTTGCTAACACTATATCAGCCAACGGTGGTATAACTTCTGGTGGTAATGGTAGTTTTGGTGGTTATTTAACAGCTACAGGCTATATTTCTACAAGCAACACTTTGAATGTTGTTGGTGTCGCTAACCTTCAGTCTTCTCTTGGTGTTGGTGGTTCTGCCAATGTTGCTGGCAATTTAAGAATCGGCGGTGACTTAATAGTTTCTGGTAATATGGCATTTAATGCTGTGTTCGGTGGAGACTTGATGCCAACACAAAATTCGGTATACAAATTAGGTAATACTGGTTATCGTTGGGAAGGTTATTTTTCTTCTGTAAATGCTAATGGTGCGAATTCTAACTTTCAATCAGGTTTGTTGTTTATTGACACGACAAATAATAAGATAGGTATCAATAACACAGCTCCAACAAGCGCATTAACTGTTAATGGTGTTGTTGAAACTAATAGCTCATTTAAGTTTCCAGATGGTTCTGTAATAACTTCTGTTTCTAACACAACAACAGGTGCAACTTTACAGGCGGTTGATAGTTTTGCTGCAGCAACTTATCGTTCTGCAGATTACACCATATCAGTTAAAGACAATAATGCAAACGGTTATCAAGTATCTAACATATTGATTATACATAATGGCACAAATTCTTATTTGACAGAATTTGGTACAATGTACACTAATACTAGTTTGGGTGCGTTTACTACAGATATCACTTCTGGTAATGTAAGATTATTATTTACTCCTGTATCTACAAATACCACTTTGAAGATCAAAAAAACCGTTTTGGTGGTGTAACATGGCAACAAAAGCGAACCTAGTTATAGATCAAGGCGCAACGTTTTCTACTACTTTGAATTTGCAAGATGAATATGGCTCGCCTTTAGATCTTGAGGGTTATACTGCTAATTCTCAAATGAGAAAATGGTATACCTCTTCTAACGCTTCAGCAACTTTCACAACTGGAGTTGCTAATGGGGTCATAACACTTTCATTAACCGCTAACCAAACAAGCAATTTGACTTCTGGAAGATATGTTTACGACGTTGAAATTAATTCTGGAACTACAATTTCTAGAGTTGTAGAAGGTATTGTGACTGTTACACCTCAAGTAACGAGGTAAAAATGGATAGTATAAACGTAGTTGTTGCTAGAAAAAGAAATATTCAAGTTTCTGCTAATGCTACAGCTGGGATATTAGATTCTACAACTCCTGTTACTTTAAAAACTGTTCCAACCATAACAAGTGGTGCTGGTGCAGATAGATTAGACCGTTTAAGGGATGTGAATGCTATTGGAGAAACTGATGGCGCAACTTTGGTTTATGATGCCTCTAGTGATGTATATGTTGTTAAAAAATTGAATTTGTCTGATGTTACAGGTAATTTGGACGGCGGCGACTTTTAAAAATATAAATACTTTAAAAAAAGGATTCACCTAATGTCTAACCTGATTCAAATTAAACGCTCGCTAACAACAGCAACACCAGTTTCTTTGGCGAACGGTGAACTTGCTTTCACAGCCAATGGTGATCAACTTTTCATAGGTTCTAATGGGGTTGTTGTACCAATTGGTGGTAAAAAAGTTCCTGGTGTTTTAACAGCCAATCAAGCTCTTGTCGCTAATGCTACTTCTGGCATAGATAAAGTTATCGTTGCCAACGCTGTTATCACAAATATCACAGCAAACGGTAGCATTGGTTCTAACGGTCAAGTACTTGTAACCAACGGTTCTGCGATTTATTGGGGAACTGGTACTTCTGGTTCTAACACCCAAGTACAATTTAACGATTCTGGTGTTGCTAATGCGACTGCAGGCTTCACTTTTGATAAAGTTTCAAACACCCTTACTGTATCGAACACTATTTCTACAACTACGGTATTGGCAACAACTGTTAATGCTGCTGTACACAGTGTTGGTAGTTCTGTCATAGCAAATACTCTTGGTGTTTATACAACTGGTACTGTTAACGGTGCTGTTCTTAGTGTTGGTACAAATTTTGTTGCTAACACTTCTGCTTTAACCACTACAGTTAGTAACGTAGACGCAACT